GAACTCGTACGATTCCCGCGTCCTTTTCCTGTCTCTGATCACCGCTGCCCGTGTTCATGCGGATGCGCTGAACGTGTACCGGTCGTATGCTGCGGCTTCTGCTTGATAGGGGAACATGCGTAACTATGAGAACCGTTCATGACTATGTCACCTTGGAACGCGAGTATCTCAACAGTAAGTTGTCCATTCGTGAGCTGGCGAAGAAGCACAACATCAAGAGTTACTCCACGCTGGCCTCATACGCTCGTTCGCATGGCTGGTACGATCGGCGCGACCGCATCAAGGAGCGCACCAAGGAAAAGGTCATCGAGCGAGTCAGTGAGCAGGTCGCTGAGGCCGAGACAGATGAGCTCATGCAGTTTCGCGCTGACGCGTTGGCCGTAGCCAGGGCTGCGATCTACAAGTACGCTCAGCAGATACAGGACCCTATGTTTACCATCTCCACTGCTGAGTTGGTAAAAGTCGTAAACGTTGGGTTGCTCATCCTTGGTGAGCCGACATCCCGAACCGAGGAGCGTCGTCTTGAACTTTCCGGCTCCATCGGAGAGCTTCCTCCAGAGTTCTTACGACGTCTGGTTGAAGCAAGCAGGCCTGGACAAGCTCTCGCCGGACGAACAAGTGCTGCTCTACCAGCTCTCGTTGCGGGAGCTCGCGAAAACTGATCCATTCGCGTTCGGTGAGTACGTTCACGGGTATGTCCCAGCCGCTCACCATCGAGAGATGGTTGACTTCATCTCGGAGGCCGTCGAGCACGAGGCGAACTCTGTAATCCTTGAGCCACGGGGTGCTGCCAAGACGACCTGGGGCAACACGATCTTCCTGGCTCATTACATTGCGACTCACCCAAATGCTCGGATCTGCCTTGTCAGTAACACTGCTGTACAGGCGTATGACTTCTCTCGTGCCATCCGCGGCACGTACGAACGGAATGAGAAGTTCCAGGAGCTGTTCGGTAACCTAGTCTCACCAAGTAAGTGGACCAATGCGGAGTGGCTTAGGAAAGACTCGAAATGGCATGAAAGTTCGTACGTCACCATGTACGCTGTCGGTGTCGGTGGGGCCATTCTTGGTAAGCGTTTCGATCTCATCCTGGCCGACGACATCCTGGACGAAGAGAACAGCGCCAACGTTGACCAGAGGTCCAAAGTCGAGACCTGGTTCTTCAAGACCCTTCTTCCTACCCTCGTGCCAGAAGGCGTGGTTATCGTGCTCGGGACACGCTGGGGCGAGGATGATCTCTACCAGAGACTCACGGATGCAACTGCTAAGGGAGGTCGCGGCTGGCGGCTCTTGAGGCGTCAGGCACTAGATGGACCCGATGGTGGTCCGTACGACAGTTACTGGCCTGAGCACTGGACAGTGACGAAGCTCCTAGAGAAGAAAGACGAGCTGGGCTCAGCGCTTTTCAGCTGTGCATATCAAAACGATATCTCGGGGTTGATGCAGGGCAACATCTTTCGACGCCCCTTCAAGTACTTCGACCAGCTCGATCCAGCCAAGCAGTACACCATCCGTATGGGCGTGGACCTAGCCAGTTCCGAACGTGAGCGGGCCGACTTCACGGCGCGCTGTACGGTCGCAGAGGATGGCGAGGGGAACTTCTACGTGCTATCCGTCTATCGTGATAAGCGCGAAACGCATCACGCCGAGTTCGTGTACGAGGGCTGGCTGGCCTACTCAAACATGTCCCTGGTTGTCTGTGAGAGCCAGCAGTTCCAGTCCACCTTGATCCAGGAAGTCATGCGCGAGTATCCCAGGGTGCCCATCGAGGGTAAGAAGTCCGATGTGGACAAGGTCACACGGGCACGCGCGGTGGCTGCTAAGTACGAAGGTGGCAAGATATGGCACTCCGAGTCATTGCGTGACAGTGACTTTGAGCGCGAACTCATCAATTTCCCAAAGGGCCATGACGACATGGTCGATGCCCTGGGGTTCGCTCTGGACATGGGGTCCAGTGGGTTCTTCTACGGGAGGCTTGGGGTATGAACCTTCCTTTCCGCGACGGGGCACGCGAAGTCCCGGATCACATTGGCCTGTGGATGCGTGACATCGACACGGCTCGCCTGACGTATGAGGAGGCGCTCGCCGAGATGAACAAGAAACAGGAGAGCGACTTCTTGAACCGAGCCGCCGGGCGATTTGTGATGAGCCATTTCAGGGACACGACCCGTGAGTCGTAAGCAAGCCAGGAACCGTTCCCAGCGAACGCCATCGAGTGTGGCCCTGCGGGAGAGCCGGGCCGTGACCGTGCTTAAGTCCACCGAGCGGCAGGCTGTACAGAGTCGTATTCCTGCGTCATCCGCAGCGGTCATGTTCAACGCTGGCGGTGGCCAGGACTGGGGAATGCGTGGTCGCGTTGGCAAGGCCAACGTACAGCTGTTCCGTAACTGGTCGGAGCACTCCGAATGGGTGCGTGCGGCCATCAATGTCCGGAAGAGTCAGATCAGTGCTGCTGAGTGGGACATCGTTCCGTACGACAAAACCAACGACAAGTTCGACCCTGCGTTAGCCGCTCAGATCAAGCGTCTGTTCAATGCGCCTAACCCGACATTGGACAGCTTCCGGTCGTTTATCGAGCCGATCGTTGAGGACATCCTGGTCCTGGACGCTGGTGTGATCGAAGAGGTACGGAACCTGCGTGGTCAGGTAGCGCAGATGTACGCCGTCGACGGCGGGACGATCAAGATCAACGCGCTGTGGGATGGCTCAGACCCGGCGGAGTTGCGCTACTTCTGGTATCCGGACCATGTCGCTCGGGCCGCGTTCCGTAACGACGACATGGTCTATATGATGGCGCACCCAGCGACGTATCGAGTGGTTGGGTTGGCTCCGATGGAGACGCTGAAGCGTGCCATCGATGCCGAGCTGTCTGGCCAGGACTACAACCAGCGCCAGGTGATCAACGCCGCTCCCGACGGGATGCTTGACCTCGGCGAAGGCGCTCGACCTGAGCAGGTCACAGCGTTCCAGAGTTACTGGCAGTCAGAGGTGGCTGGTAAGGGTGCCATGGCGTTTGTCGGTGGCACACGCAATGCGAAGTTCGTTCCGTTCCGATCGAGTAACCGCGACATGCAGTTCCTCGAATGGCAGATTTATCTGGTTCGCAAGATCGCCGCGGTGTTCGGCATCAGCGCTCAGGATCTTGGCTTGACTGCCGACATCAACAAGGCCACAGCTGATGTCATCGCTGAGAACACCGAAGACCGAGGCTTGCGCCCGTTGCTCATGCTCATCCAGGAGTACCTCACCCGAGAGATCGTTTGGGACCCAGGCTTCGGAGGGATGGAGAACAACCTCGCCTTCAAGTTTACCAAGCTCAATCTCAAGGAGTCCCTGGCCAGGGCCCAGATGTACAAGCTCAGTCTTGCTGGTGTGTCCTATATGACCGTCAATGAGGTCCGTATCGACAGCGGACGTGAGCCGCTTGACGGCGCTCAGTACGACGATCTAATGGTCATCACGCCGACTGGGGCGGTCAGCCTGACGGATATCCCGACGGCTCGTGAAGCACTTGAAGGTACCCCGACCGCACCATCACAGCAGCCAGGTTCCGCAGCACCAAAGGACCCCGCTCCATCGAAGAAGGCCATCACTGCATGAAGAGGGTGCTGATCACAGGAGCCGCCGGGTTCATCGGTTCGCACCTGGCTGAACGGCTACTAGAGAAGGGTCACGAAGTCGTCGGCATCGATGATCTTTCGACAGGGCGGATCTCCAACTTCCCCTCCGATGAACAGGAGTGGCGCGGAGCTGGTGAATTGCTCATCGGTGACATCCGTGATCCGCTGGAAGCCATCATCGGTGACGTTCGCAGTGGCTGGGATGCTATCTACCACTGTGCCGCAAGCTACCGTGACCGAAACAACTGGGAACGGGATGCCTCGACCAACGTGCTCGGCACGATCAACGTCATCCGAGAAGCGCATCGCACCGAGGCCAGGCTCATCTACTTCCAGACATCGCTGTGCTATGGGCCGAACCCGGCCAGCCCGATCATGGTCGATGCACCACTTGATCCTCGTGGCTCTTATGCCGTTTCCAAGACAGCTGGCGAGACGTACATCCGTGACAGCGGCCTGACATTCGTGTCGCTCCGCCTAGCCAATATCTACGGTCCCAGGAACCTGTCCGGTCCAGCCCCGACGTTCTTCAAGCGGCTAGAGGCCGGTGAGCCCTGCACGGTCGTCGACAGT